TCCATATACTGTCTCGTTCAATATCTGAGAACCCTGAACCGACATTGACAGTGATGTGTTTACCGTCATCCTCACCTTCGCATACGAGTGCCCCTAGACGGCCCTTATTGCGACCGGTACCTTCTTCGACACCGATTACTTCTAGATCCACAGTCAAAGTAGGTTTACATTTCATCCACGCCGTGCTACGCTTACACTCATAGGGGGAATCCAGATCCTTGATCATGATGCCCTCAAACCCTGCATTCACCTGATCCTTAGCATAACGCTCAAGCTGGTTTTTGCCTTCGTAGGTATCAAGATCAACCATCAGATGGGGCAATAGTTCAACATTAGGCATGGTTTCTATCACTGCCCGCAGAGACTCTAGGATATCCACTCGCTTACCCAACGGGTGATTCCACTTGCCATTCTGAAAGTCGCTCAAAGGAATGACATCAAAGATATTGAATACCGAATCGGCTGCCTGCACATCTTCCTTGCGGCGAGCCTGGCGCATGAGTTCTTGGAATGTATTACCGATCACTTCGCCGTCAAAGACGCAGCCTTCGGCCATGAAACGACCTTGATCAACTGTAGACGCAGCCTGGCACATCGCTTCAAACGCGGCTAGTATTTGGTCTTCAATGTGAGTGAAGTTCTCAAAAACTTTTCCGTTACGGCTGTAGCAAGTCGCAGTAAATCCATTAAGCTTAGGAACGATAGTTAGAAGTACACGGACACCATCCAACTTGGGCTCAAGACGCTTTGTGCCCTTCATCTCAGGGCGACCCTCAGAGTTAGTCGCAAGCTGGCAACTAAACACAGGAATCTCATATTCAGTCTTCTTAACGATCTTGTTGATGGTAGTTGTGCTTACGCCGCAACGCATATCCCTACGCAAGACCGGAGCACAGAATGTATTCCACTCTTGACTATCAAAACGCACAGACATGTCTGCGATAGCATCACGAGCAGCGTTACCGGTCAGTTCACGATAATACAACATTTCCAATAAGGATTGAAATTCATCCCAAGGATTCTCAGCCTCAGTGATTCCTGTGGTATCGGGAATCTGCCTAACACCAAATACCAAATAAGGATTGTAACAAGCCTTGAGCATCAAAAGAAAGCGAGCAGAGACTTCATTGCCTAACTTAGCAGCAGTCAATGCTTGAAGAATAACATCTTCTTTATGGAGCCTACCATTATCTTCATTAATTTTCGCGATCCAAGAAGCACTCATTTTAAGTCCACTTTCTCATTCTTCAACAGCCGGACCAACTGACGATTACGCTCATCTTGCTCTTTGCGAGATCGCTTCTTATCGTCACTCAGTCTTAGCAACATATCATATTCCCTAGCCCATGTCAAGCCCCGAAGCCACTGACGGGCATCTTCAATCGTGCCCGCAAACACTTCAGCATCACGGCTATAGATAGGAAGGCTATCCGCATCCTTAGGAACCAATGCTATTGTGTCGTGGCTATTCGTCCAGGTAGAATTTTCCACCTGTATCCAGGTAGAATTTTTAGCCTGTACCATCTTGAGACCAACCGCATCAAATGCTTCCTCAAGTCTACGGATTTCTTGAATTGTATTCCAACCTGTCATTTTTATACCCTTAAAAAATACAAGAAGCGGGCGAGCCAGCACACTGAGGGAATTTACAACCCATTTAAGGGAGACCCAATATACGACCTGCCATTCGGGACTTGCCCGCTTCTCGTAACTTAGAACACCTTTGTTCGTGTCAGTTGTGTAGCATCAGCACGATGAGCCTTCACCTTGCCCTGCACGAGGATGTTAGTACCATCAGCAATCTTATCACGATAACTGAAGAACACTGATTGATTATTCGTAGTCAGTCCAGTGACAAAATGAACACCAAAGTTCTGTGAATAAATGCAACGAATGACTTCAAGACTCAGCGTGACCTTATCACCGGGCTGACCAATGAAGCCACCGTCAGCATCACGCAACCGGCGATCACCGTCGTCACGAGCCTTAGCGCGAAGATAGCAAGAAGGTAGCGAAGTGATGACAGCGAGATCATAAAGTTCCGTGATCTCGTCACGGTTAGCGATGACCATCGCAGTGTTGTCAAAGTCATTCATTTTGATCCCCTGCAGGATCTTGAAAGTGAATCCCTTGTAGTAGGAGCGGACCTTCTCACCTTGCTCACGATCCTCATCAGCGATCACGGAAGGATCAGCAAGAAGGCCAATAACGATGCTGCGATTGGTTTGCATACCTTCAGGAGCGCCCTGATCAAGGATCTTGATGTAAGAACCATTGATACGCTGTGCAGCACAAGCCGCAGCCCACACATCGTCAGCATTGTAATTAAGTTCAGGACGCTGATAACGAGCCATTTGCTAAATCCCTTGCTTCAAACTATGTTATTAATATACTAGTTCTTTGCGTGGATGTCAAGCGTTTTTTAAAGAAAAGTTCTTACGAGAGTAGACTTTCTTGGAGCAGATCACACGCATCTTGTACTTAGGTGTGCGAAGGTCCTTAGCGATTGCGTTATGCTTGACAAGACCCTTCTTAGACATCTTCGTTCTCCGTTGAAGCACTCTATTTATTGAATGTAACACAACGGGCAACCGAAGTCAACCTAAAAATTAAATCCTTGAGGAAAATAGCACAAAACCGACAACACCCCCTAAAAATACTGTCGCCCAAACAGCAACAGTGACAAGAGGATGCCAGCCACCTCCTCCGACGACTTCAAAGGGAGAGTGATCGTGCCTGTTACCATGTGCCCGCGCCCGACGATAGAGAGGGTCAGCATTGAGATAGTCTTTATCTAGTCCCATTTTATGTTCCTTTTAATTAAACCAGTTGATAGGGCTTGTCCCACTTACCGATGTTGATATCAACATAGTAAGCGATATCAAAATAGTCAATCTCAGAGCGGGTGTTGTTGTACCAACCTGCGCTCTTGAGAGCAGCAAACGCTTCGGTCAGAAACTTCTTAGCAACGCCCTCGTAGTGATCCTGAAACCAGTAGGGGTTCACTTGAGTGCGACCGGAACCAAAATCAATCTTACCCTCTTTCAGAGTAAGCACGATAGTAGAATGATCGCGGACAGAAAGGGTGCCTTTAACACCGAACTTCTTGAGGACAGGCTTCAAGTTAGAAGCGATGATTGCCTTCTTTTCGGAATTCATATAAGCCATCTGAGTAACTCCGTTTGTGTGTGTCTGTCTATGATTCAATATAGCAAAACGGGCGACCGATGTCAACCCCTATTTTCGTATTCCTCAAAAATAATTTGGATTAAAGTCTCAAATAGGTCTTCACGAGCAGCAGCACGAGCAGCATAATCAGCATAAGCAGCACGAGCAGCAGCACGAGCAGCATCAGCAGCAGCATAATCAGCATAATCAGCACGAGCAGCAGCACGAGCAGCATCAGCAGCAGCACGAGCAGCACGAGCAGCAGCACGAGCAGCATCAGCAGCAGCACGAGCAGCACCAGCAGCATCAGCAGCAGCACGAGCAGCACCAGCAGCAGCATAAGCAGCATCAAGATCACCGGTGCCATTCAATGCATTGATGACCTGTTGGCAGGAATTCTCTACTTTCAGCCAGTAATCGGGTGCTGGTGTCGGTTGAAGTCGCCCTGCAGCGACCATCGCATATTCAACACATGCGATGCGAAACCTACGGATCACTTCATCGGAATCAATGACATTCCAGGTAAAAGAAGTGGTATTGAACTTCTTACTCAATTCCGGAGATACACCGAGATCATTCACCAACTTGTGTAGTTGCTCCGGCGGTTCGCAGAGAACCGCCCACACATCAGTCTGGTATTCAAGCATCATGCGTGTCCTTTATTATGAAATTATTTTTCATTCCGGCGAAGGAAGCGATCATACAAGCCGACACCACGACCGAAAGCCTCAACTTCCCAGGGGCTGTCAAAGTAAGGATCTTCCTTACCGCGGGGCTTCCATTCTTCACCCATCCAGTGAGTCGCAAAAGTACGACCCTTACCTTTGGTCGCGACCGAACGATAACCCAGTTCGTTCTTCGCATATTGCTTCACATGGACCATCTCATGTGCGAGGGTCTCAATGATATCGTCTTCCTTACAATTCCGCAGATTTATCGTGAACCACCGGGGATTTTTCGTGCCATCCTCATTCACGCAATCACCTTGGACATCCATCTTTTTATGAAGGTCGATGTCAAGCGTGATATTTGCTGACATTCGGGGATCAATAAGAATATCTGCGTAGAACTCAGCCGCTTCGCGTATGATAGCGTTGAGATAACGATTCTTAGTTCCAGTGATCGTGATATCCATGTGCCGATCCCTCTCGCTGTCTATGATTCAATATAGCAAAAAGGGCGACCGATGTCAACCTTTTTATGCCATCTGTCTTTCTTTTGTAGTCACCCAATGGACGAGTTGATCTATTTCTTTGCCATTCAGAAACCAACGCTTGGTGCCATCTGCCCCTTCAATTGCCGGTCCATCTTCTCGGTGAAGTTCGCCATTCAGAAACCAACGCTTGGAGCCATCTGCCCCTTCAATTGCCGGTCCATCTTCTCGGTGAAGTTCGCCATTCAGATACCATTCTTTGGTGCCAGCTGCCTCTTCATATGCCGGCCCATCTTTCCGGTGAAGTTCGCCATTCAGATACCATGTTTTGGTGCCATCTGTCCCTTCAATTGCCGGCCCATCTTTCCGGTGAAGTTCGCCATTCAGATACCATAATTTGGAGCCATCTGCCCCTTCATATGCCGGCCCATCTTTCCGGTGACGTTCGCCATTCAGCCACCATTCTTCGGTGCCATCTGCCCCTTCAATTGCCGGTCCATCTTTCCGGTGAAGTTCGCCATTCAGATACCATTGTTTGGAGCCATCTGCACCTTCATATACCGGCCCATCTTTCCGGTGACGTTCGCCATTCAGATACCATAATTTGGAGCCATCTGCGTATTCAATTGCCGGCCCATCTTTCCGGTGAAGTTCGCCATTCAGATACCATGTTTTGGTGCCATCTGCGTATTCAAGTGGTTTTGGTTTCTGTGACACGAGAACTCCTGTTTAACAATTAAATATAGCAAAAAGGGCGACCGATGTCAACCGTTTTAATCAAAAAAAATGCCTGAAGAATCAGGCATTTTTCTTAGTCTGTCCAGGAGATTATTTCTTCACCTGATTAACGAAGTCATACATTCTCTGAGCGGTCTCAAGGACCTTGTCAAGTCCGGGAAACTCTGGCATAGAGACAGTAGTCACGATCTCACCTGTCTTCTCATCCTTTGTCACAGTCCGTTCCCAGCCCATAAACTTAGCTGAGTATTCAGACTGTACAAGGTCCTTAGCCATTCCAAGGATATCAGACCTGATCTCATATCCATTCTTATTCGCCTTAAATTCGGGCAATCCCGGAATCTTATCGTTAGACATCTCTTGATCCTTATACTATAATGATTGCGACAGAGTATAGTAGACACAAACAAATTGCGCCCAATATAGTATTTCCTGCTCGGCTAGCGATGCGGGTAATATTACGATTAGTCATCTTACTTCTCCTTCTTGTTAGGGGTCCAAGACTTCACTTCGTCTTGCAACGCCTTCATGTTATCAGCGTAGAATGTCTTATCCGATAGTGTGCTGGCAAGCTGTGA